CAAGAGCGAGAGGCGCTGCAGGCGCAACAGAAGGTAACTCGATGATGGCAGCCGTTCAATACAACCCGCCCGCCCACTTGTGCGAGCCGCCGCCGGCGCGCTGCCGTACCCGCAATTATCCGCTGTTCCAGCCGCCGATCTCCTGGCGTCGCATCCCGCTTTGCCGGCCACCCAATTGCGAGGAGATTCAGGAGGGCGATCCCAATCTCCACGTCAACCGGCAAGGCACGCTCGACCGCATCGACTGGATTCGCGGCTGGGTGATCACGCAGCTGTTCACCCGCGGCCAGGTCGAATGCGACGAAAGCCCGCCGTATATCCCGAGAGGCCATCCGCGCCTCGGCGGCTGGTGGGCCGACGCCTTCCGGGGCGGCGGATCGGTCACCGCGCGCGGCGCCGCCTTCCGCTCGGGCTCGAAACTTTGGGCGCTGCAATGGAATCACGTCACCAACCAAACGTTGACCCAGGCCAAGGAATTTGCGCTCGACGCGATCAGCTACCTGCTCGCCTGGGGCATCGCATCGCGCATCGATGTCCATCCGTGGTACATCAGCCGGCGTGTCATGCGGCTCGACATCAAGATCAGCGGCCCAGGCGGCGCCGACGTCAACGTCACCATCCAGGGAACCGGGATGCCTGATTCGCGCTACCTCTGGACCGAGTACCGCGCAACGCCGAATGTCGATGCACTCGGCTCGCGCTATCCGCGTTCGGTCCCGCGCGAGGCAGCAGCGGAGGCGGCATAATGGCGCTCAGCACCGACATTACCTGCGTCCTGCCACGGCCGTCGATTGCCGAGCTGCACGACCAGATCACGACCGAGTTCAGCAAGCGCCTGCTGGGCGGCGCGCCGGTCCTGCCGATGACGACCGAGGACGTGCTCGCGTTCGTCATGGCCGGCACGACCAACCTCATGCACGGCTGGGTCACGCAGGCGCTCAAGGAGAACGACCCGGCCACGATGTGCTGCGACAACCTCGTGCGCTACGCCGCGCGGCACGGCATCAACCTGCGCGCCGCAACCCGCGCCAAGGGCTATGTCGCGCTGACCGGCGAGCCGATGGCACCCATCCCGCCCAACATTCGTTTCGTCGGCGCAGCCTCGCGCGAATACAAGCTCGATCCGGGCGTGACGTTCAATCCCACGATGCTCGATAGCACTGGGCGAGCTCCGCTGCGCGTGGTTGCCGCGCTCGGCGGCGGCGAGTTCAATCTCCCGCCCGGTTCGGTCATCACGGTTGGGACGACCACACCTGGCATCGACGGCGATGCTGTCGTGATCGGCAACGGCATCATCGGCGGCACCTACAACGAAACGTGCGACCAACTGCGAGCGCGCACGCTTGCCGCCGAGGCATCCGGCATCCTGTCGACCAACCAGAAATGGTACCTCGAGCAAACGCTGCGATATCCCGGCGTCACCCGCGCCTGTACCGACGAATGCGAGGGCTGTTGCGATCCGCTCTATCAGATCGTGTATCCGTTCATGGAGGGGGTCTACGGCGATGCCACAACCGAGCCTTACGGCGTGCCGCCGGGCGAGGTGCTGGACGAAATGAATCATTGGTTCTGGGGCAAGAATCAGGGCAAGGGCGAGGGCCTCGCGCCGATGGGCGCGCAAGGTCATTTCGGCTGCGCGCGGCCGGTCAAGATGAACGTGCTCGGCCATTGCTTCCGAGGCTGCGAAAGCATCGCCATCGACCGCATCGTGAAGGCCATCAACACCTATCTTCGCATCATGTTTTGCGTCGGCTCCAAAATCTGTAAAGAACATATCCGCTCGGCCATCTACACCGCGGTCGGTGATCCCTGTTTCTCTGCCATCACACTGACGTTCGATCCGCCCGAGGGCATTCGACGGCAAGATCAGGCCTACGCCGTGCTCGAATGCGGATTCTTTCCGGTGCTCGGCAACGTCGAGGTTACCGAAGTCTATCAGCATCAACTGGTGGCGCCGGTCGCGGCCGAGGCATTGCAGCGCAAGCCGATGTGAAGCTTAGAGCGATGCTAGATTGGAGCACCTACTGCACACCCCGTCCGCCGGACCAGGCGACGTGGTGCTGCCCGGACACGCCGGTCAAGAATTGGTCCGGTCCAGATGAACCCGAAACATTGTGTTGGATTCCCGACGGCTGTTGCGGTCCCTCGCCGTGTGACATCGGCCCGGACGATTTCATGTGCCAAGTGCGATCCCTCTTGCCCGAGGGCGATCCGTATAACAACACCGCCGAGTCAATCAGAGAGCCTCCGCCACGCTATGGCGCGATCACGGTCGGATGCGCCAGGGTTGGCTGCGAGCAGCTGATCTTTGGCAGTTGTTGCACCGAGATCATTCCCTGCGAGGTCGATCCGGTGGCGCCGCAGCTCGCCGTCGTCGATGCTTTCAGCGCTGCGGTCTATGGCATATTGCAGGCCTTATGCCGGATGCTCAAGGAACTCGACCCCTGCACCGCCGACAGACTGATTCGCAGATGGGCCGAGCGCATGGGGATCAAGCATCCCGACCCATGCGGGCCGGGCTGGTCCGATAGCATCCTCGCTTTCCTCATCTGCTTCTTGCTGCAGCTCCGTAACAACCAACACCCGCTCAATTGGGAAAACATGGTCGCCATCGCCCATCGCTTCGGCGCCAATATCGAAATGCACTATGCCGGCGACATGAATTGCGGGCCGCTGGGATGGTGGACGATGGCGCGCGACGAGCCACAATGCCCGCCGATCCAGCCGTGCCCACCCGACCCGGATCTGATGATCAACACGCTCGTTCGCCTGGTCGGCTGCGACAGCGTGGCGCCGTCGCTCAACATCGTCATGTGCCCGCAAAACGTCGTGATTACCGAGAATTGCAACGTCCCGGTCCCGCCGCAGACGCTGCCGCATGACCCGGAACTGTACCAGGCGTTTCAATGGCTGTTGCCGCAGATCCTTCCGCGCGGTGTGTTCTGGTGCGTCTACGAGTGCGACCCCGCCGACTGCATCCCCGTCCCGCGCACGCCCGCCATCCAGCTCGACGCCCGCCAAAATGTGGCCGGTCAAACTCCCGTGCTAGCCGTCTGAGCCGAGATCGTATACAACCGGCCTAACCCATTCTTGGGGAAGGCCGATATGGCTGGAATCTTCCCGCCAAGCGACAAAGGCGGTCGCCCGCCCGGCGGCAACGTCTGCAATGGCTTTTCGCCGACGCAACCGGTCATCGGTGAAGGCCCGCTCTATGTTGCGGGCGATTGCTCCACGGTTCTGACCGATTGCAATTTCAACTCGATCATTTCTGAAATCCTCGCCGCCGTCGACAAGCTCGGGATTCCGTTCAACGCGAATCGCGTCGACAACCTAGGCGATGCGTTGCTGACCACCTTTAATTTGAAGGTCAACAAGGCCGGCGACACGATGCTGGGACCGCTGATGCTGTGGCGGCATCCGGTCGAGCCGATGGAGGCGGCGACCAAACAGTATGTCGACGACGGCGACGCGGCGCTCGACCAGGCGAAGGTGAATCGCGCCGGAGACACGATGCTCGGGCCGCTGATTCTTGCCGATGACCCGACATCCCCATTAGGCGCAGTCACCCGGCGGATGCTCGATGCGCTTGCGTTCGAGGTGCAGGGCAAGGTGAATCGCTCAGGCGATACGATGACGGGCGTGCTAACTTTGGCCGCCGATCCTGTTTTGCCGATGCAGGCTGCCACCAGGCAGTACGTTGATGCGAATGCGATCGGCGACGCGCCGGCCGATGGCCGTGTTTTCGGGCGCCAAGATAACGCATGGGTGCAGATCGTTACCGGCGGCGGCGGCGGTGGCATCGGCGAGGCACCGGCCACCGGAGACCTGTTTCTGCGCAATGGTCAGACCCAAAGTTGGGTTGCTTATACCGGTGGCAATGGCAATGGTGGCGGCGACGGCGATTTCTTGCCGCTCACAGGCGGAACGCTGACCGGATTCCTCACGCTGCATGCCGACCCAACCCAAGACCTTCAGGCAGCAACAAAGGCCTATGTCGATCAACATGCCAGCAGCGGCGGCGGCTCTGAATTCCCAGCCGAGACCGGCATTCTGTTTCATCAATCGGCAGCGCCGCCGGGATGGACGAAGGTCACCACGTTCAACGATGCGGCGTTGCGCGTTGTTTCCGGCAATATCGGTTGGGGCGGCGTGCTTGGGTTTTCCACTGTGTTTGCGCGACAGGCAACTGACAACTTCACGTTGGCCACGGCGCAGATGCCGGCACACTCGCACGCCAACTATGATTCCGGCCACGCACACAGCGTCTATGATCCGGCGCACAACCATGTTGTCAACGATCCGACGCACGTCCATTCGGCTACGTATCCGAGTGCTTCGAGCGCCCAAGCACCAAGCGGCAATCCGGTGAGTATCCCAGGGGCTTATGGTGGTAACACTGGCGCCGCGGGCACCGGCATCTGGCTCAACGGCGCCTATACCGGCATTGGTGTCAACGCCGCCAATGCCCAGATCGTGAATGCGAATACTGGCGGCGGCGGCGCGCACGCGCATGGCATCGATCTCCGACTGCAGTACGTCGACGTGATCATCTGCACGAAGGATGCAGCAGCCGGCGGTGTGGCGGTCGCGAGGTGACGATCCTGTGCAGAAACTGCAAACGTTGCAACAACGCGTTGCCGCTGCTGCCGGATCGGTGCGAAAGATGCGGAGGAAATAATAATGGCTGGCATATTCCCCTTTCCTAAGGACGGCGGCCTGCCGCCAAACCCGGCACAGCCACATAATCCTATTCGCGCGTATGCTCCTGCAATACCACCATTAGGTACTGCCGCTTTATACTATGGCAATGGTTGTGACGTGAGGCTTAGACCAGAGGTGGTCAATAGTCTTATCTCAGAAGTAATAGCTACTGTGGACGAGGCGAAACTATCATATGATCCAACGCGGCAAGAGAATCTGGAAAACGCCGTGCGCTATCTCATTCAACGCGGCCTCACCATCGGCGCCATCGCGTATGGTGGCGCGTATGATTATGCGCTCACGCTCGATCCGCCGTTGTTCCCGACCTACAACAATTTTCTCGTGCTGTGTGTCGTGCCGGAAATCACCAACGCCGGCCCGGTGCGCCTCAACGTCAACGGCCGCGGCCTCGTGCCGTTGGTGCGCAATGACGGGCTCAATCTGCAGCCTGACGATTTCCGCGCCGGCATCCCGATTCTGATCGGGTATATGAACGGCTATTTCTACATGCTGTCGTTCGCACGCTCGCAGGTGCCGCAGCCGCTGACCGGCGACGTCAACGCGTGGATTCGCACCGACGGCAATGACAACACTGGCGACGGCACGGCGAACTCGCCCGACAAGGCGTTTCGCACCATCAATGGCTGTTGGCAACGATTGAGCAAGCGCTATCTGCCAAGCATGGTGTTCACCATCCACATGCGTCTCGGCATTCCAGGCCGATACGAGGCGGCGCAGATCGGTCCCTATGGTGGTCAAGTTGCGTTGCACGGCGCACCAGCAAATCCGAATGGATATCGGATCATGATGCAAGGCGGCGGCGATCTGGCATGGTGTCTTGTAGCTAGCGGCATGAGTTTTTTCATTGAGGGCGTCACGTTTGAATTCTCGATTAACGCCCCGCAATGGCATCCATCGTGCGTCTATTCCGGCTGGGGCGCGCAGTGGACCATGAGCAATTGTAATTTCGATGCCAGCGTGAATCCCGGCAAGGGGTCATTCATCACGTGTTGGTACGGCGGCGCTTTGGAATTGTTGCTGAATACAGTGAATTTCAACGGCAACGGCGTGACACTCAACAGCGCCATTCTGTGTACTGTGAATTCATCTTACTTTACCTATGGTGCAACAGACGGTGTGGCACACCTAAATGTGAGCAACATGAATTTTACGACAGCGTTTGTTCAGGCCGACAATCTTTCGACGGCGCATTTCGGCACGATTGCATATTATGGCTGTACCGGGCCGCGCTACTTCGCAAGCGCAAATTCCATCATCGGTGCAAACGGCCAATCACTGCCGGGTACGCTGCCCGGCTCTGTCAGCTACGGTGCGCAATTCATCCCGTGAGGAGGAGCACGTATGGTAGAAAAAAAACCGATGAAGCCGCTCTGGCCTCCGCGACATCCGTGGACGCCCTGGCCCGGCGACGGGCCGCGACCGGAGCACGAATTCACCGGGACGGTACCGCACATCCAACCGGACAATCCGCCGCCACCATTCGTGCCGCCAACTGATCTCGTGCCGAGTCCACACGCTGAGCAGCCGGGCGACTGATCGGCGCGCAGCAACAGCAGGCATAGCATGGCAAACGGTCCTGTCGCCGAAGCTGGCCAAACGGCCCGCAGTCTGATCGACGCTTTCAGAGGCCAGCCGCTATCGCTGGCGCTCGTGGTCATGAACTTGGCGCTGCTCGGCCTGCTGTATTGGTCGGCGGTCGTGGCTGAGCGCGAGCGCACACTCAGCCTCAAGCTGCTCTACGAGAATCGCACGTTCGTCGGGAACCTGTTGGCGCGCTGCTCGGGGGCGCCAAATCAAAATCCGTGAGGTCAGCATGGCAAATTTTGCGATCTCCAGCGGCCATGGTCTGAGAGTGCGCGGCGCCAAAGGCCCGTCGCCGTGGGGCCTGGATGAAGTGAACGAAGCCCGCCG